AACGCTCTCGAATTAGTAATGGTGCAATCATTGGAACATTGGCTGCCAGAGACTCAAAGGGAGTAGGTAATCAATATGTTGAAGAAAACAAAATTATTATCCAAGATGTTTTTAGGCAATCAGAATTTGCGCAATTCGCCGAAGGGGTAGGAACTCTGAAAGCAAGCGGCGGAGATTTAGGGGGAGGGAGCGAGACTCTTATCATTGACGGAACGCGAGTGGGGGATGTGAGAATTTACGAAGATCAAATTTCACAAACCGTAATTTCTCGATGGGGAACGGGGGGAGGGAATGTTCCAGCAATTCAAGAAAAAAATTCGCAAATGATTCGTAGGTTGACTCCAACCGAATGCGAACGCTTGCAAGGATTTCCAGATGATTGGACAGCTGGACAAACTGACGGTCATCGATATAAGCAGATGGGGAATGCAGTTGCCGTTCCAGTTGCTCAGTGGATCATTTCAAGAATGGTAGAGCAGCGATGATACTCAAAGAATTCGTGAAGAACATTGGTCATCTAATTGAATTCATTTCATCAAGTAAAGCAGTCGCTCAAGAGGAGTTGTATTGATTCCGCAAAGACTCAAGCGCACGATGCCATTTCAAGAGCAGTGCCAGTTCTTATCAGTTGAAGGCGATTTGGTTACAAGATGCGAAGCAAGATCAGATTGGGGACTTTACTTTGGCAATGATTACCGAGTGAACGCCATCAGCCTTTGCTATTACCACACAGTAAATCAGGAAAGTCTATGGAGAAGGGGAGCGCAATGACACAAGGAATCTTGCCAGATTTTGGCTGGGGAGTTGAACTGGAGACTGACACAGAAGAAGAGCTTCGCTTGGAGCGCGAGAAGGAAGAGTCAGAATGAATCCAGTTCACGCCGCCGCCATCGCATTCGCTGAATCAGGGATCTCAGTTGTCCCAGCAGCTATGGATGGCACGAAGAAGCCAGCAGGATTCTGGAAGCAATATCAACTTCATCACGCCACGCGAGAACAACTGGATGAATGGTTCTCAGGCTCTGCCACTGGTCTTGGAATTATCACTGGCAAAGTCAGTGGCAATCTGGAGATGGTAGAACTTGAGGGAAGAGCAGTTGCTGAAGGGTGTCTGGATCAAGTGCGAGAGCTGGCGAATAAATCTGATTTGGGTGAATTGTGGAATTTGATCTCATCTGGTTATGTGGAACTCACGCCATCTGGTGGCATTCACTTCCTTTGGCGTATTGCTGATGAGCCAGTGCCAACGAACACAAAGCTGGCACAGAGACCCGGTGAGAATGATTCTCTTCTCGTCTATTCCGAGACAAGGGGAGAAGGTGGCTTCTGTATTACTGCTCCCAGTCATGGCTTGGTGCATCCTTCAGAGAAGCCTTGGGTATTGCTCAAAGGATCGCCAGCGTTGATTCCAATGCTCTCATGGGAAGAGCGTGAAGCAATTGTTGATCTTTTCAGATCCTTGGATCAATCTCCCAAGAGGGAATTGGTTGTCAATAAATTATCCAATGACGAGAAGGATATGAGCCGACCTTGGAACGATTTCAACGCCAGAGGAAAATGGGATGAAATCCTTGTTGGATGGTCAGTTGTCTATTCATCACAAGGAATCACATACTGGCGCAGACCGGGCAAGAGCCTTGGCATCAGTGCTACCACTGGGAAGAATGATGGGGACAATCTCTATGTCTTCAGCACATCGACCACATTTGAAGCACAGAAGCCTTATTCCAAATTTTCAGCATTCGCTCACTTGAATCATCAGGGAGATATTTCAGAGGCAACGAAAGCTCTCAGATCGCAAGGATTCGGATCCGAGCGCAGAGACTTGATTCCTTCATTGAATGAATTGATGGTTCCAAATCTGGCTCTAGTTCCAGATATTGATCCAGATCATATTCAGCCAGCGCGAGAGCGTTCGAGCTGGTATCCCAAGCCATTGGATATTGATGGCGAGATTGAGCAGTTGATTCCTGAATTCTTGGCGCGTGATGATGGGCATCGACTCTTCTACAAAGGCAAGATCAACGCCATTCTGGGGGAGTCTGAATCTGGCAAGACTTGGGTTGCGCTGCTTGGGGTCAAACAGGCTTTGGATGTCGGCGAAAAGGTTATTTATCTCGATTTTGAGGATTCGGGCAAAGGTATCCTCTCCAGACTTCGATCCTTTGGAATTTCTGACGAGAAGTTCAAGAGCTTCATATATGCCAACCCGGATCAGAATCTCACTTTAGAAGAGCGGATGGATCTGGTGGATGCTCTGCAAGAGTTTCAGCCAGATTGGATCATTGTGGATGGCGTGAACGCTGCCATGACTTTGCTCAATCTGGAATTGACCAGCAACCGAGATGCAACTTTCTTCAGCCAGCAATTGCTCAAGCCACTAGCGCAATCGGGCGCTGGGGTTATCACCATCGACCATGTTCCAAAGTCCAAAGAGAACCGAGGAAATTACGCAATTGGGGCGCAAGCCAAGAGAGCTGACATCAACGGCGCTGCAATTGCAGTCTCAGTCTCTAAGCCATTTGGTAGGGGTATGACGGGGGAGCTGGATCTGAAGGTGACGAAGGATCGCCCGGGATCGCTTCGAGAGCATTCCAGAGATGCCAAGGTTGCTGGCAGGGTTATCTTGAAATCTGATGTCAATGGGAATGTGGTGATGAATATCGAAACTCCTCACATACTGGCGCAAGATAAAGATCGCCCAGTTTATTTGATGGATGCAATTTCAAAACTTTTAGAAGGCGCATCAATGCCACTTTCAAAGTCGGCAGTGATCAAAGATGTCAAAGGCAACGATGCCATGATCAGACAAGCGATCACTTGTTTAGCCTCTGAGAAATTTATTTCCATCGAAAATGGCAAAGGTCTGACTCTGAATCTCAGATTATTGAAGCCATTTCATTACAACAGAGAAATTGGATATGAGATTGATTCTTTCGAGATGGATGAGGCGAATGATGCCTAATTACGCTCAAATGAAACCCTTCCAAACCCTTCTCGACATTGTTTCAAAAATTGAGCGTGAAAATGAAACCCTTCCAAAACCCTTCCTGTCATTTTTCAAAGTTTCTCTGAGAACCCTTCCAAACCCTTCCAAAAATTCACGCTCAAATAAAACCCTTCCAAACCCTTCTTTTTCGTTGGAAGGGTTCCAAATAGAAAATTTCCCAAAAACCCTTCCTCTCCTTTCCCTTCTATATAGGGAAAGAGGGAAGGGTTGGGTCGGTATTTGATTATGAGCGATCACTTCATTTCCACAGTTCCCAAATTGACCCAATGCCCGATTTGCAAGGGCTGGATCCTTGAATGTCATGTGGATGGATTTCGGAGAAGACTTGAGCCGAATCCACTCAACTTTGCAGAAGAGCTGAAGATGCGGATGAAAGGAAGAACCATCTTCCAAAGCATTGGACAGGTAGAGCCAACGATGGTGATCAGAAGTCTCTGGCATATCAACGAATCCGATCCATTCACCAAAATCTTCCCAAGTCATGATTGCTCGACTCCAGAAATCTTTGAACCCATGCCGCTTTTCGATCTTCCACAATCTGCCAGTGAAGGAGTCTCATTCTGATGGATCTCAATCCCTGCAACATCTGTCACTTCAACACTAATGCTGGAATCTGTAACAGATGCCAGAACAGGATCCATCAACAGTTGGATGATCTGCTGGAATTTTGGAAAGGGGCGCATGATGAACTCTTGCCGGGGAAGTCTGGCAGTGGGGGCAGATCCAGTGAGCGAACCATTGGATTGAATGTGGCAGCGCTCTCCTTCATCGCTGGTCATGACATCCTCTCATTCCTTCATGGCTGGGAGCAGGTGATTCGAGATGATAGGAACTTGACCAAGCCAGCATTGATTCCAAAACCGAGAAGCCTTCATCAAGAAATCTTTGAAGCGATCAGATTCGCCCAGTTGCATCTGGCGTGGTCTGGTTCCCAAGATTGGATTGCCGATTTCGCCAGAGAGCTTCGTGAGATTCATGGGCAAGGGATGGCGGCAGCGAGAAGATTCGTGGAGAAGACTAGAAAGATTCCATGTCCGGCAGAGACAGGGCAGGGATCCTGCTCCAACCTTCTCAAGATCAACTCAGAAGATCCGCTGGAAATCTTTGAATGTCGCAGATGCAAATCCGAGTGGACAACCTTGAGATTGATGGCAGTGGCGATGAGTAGTAAGCAATCAGTGTGGCTTGATGCAGAAGCTCTTTCCAAGTGGATGGGAGTGAGCGAGCGCCATGTGAGGAGATTGGCGCAGAAGTTCAACCTTCCCAAGAAAGGCGAACTCTACGAAGCTCACGCCATTCTTGATGCCCACGCCAAAGATTCTTGATTTGACAAACTCTTGGAAATCATGTCCGCGCCATCTGATAGACTGGCGCTGTCGGGTTGTCGTGGCTACTGGCACAATGAACCCTTATGAAGATACAAGATGAAACCATCGAAGAGATTGATGAGGCACTTGCCCATCTCTCCGATGGCATTCGTCATGCCGAGGATTGCCGCAAGAAATATCTTCTGGATCTCATTGATCAGATGCTTGATGCCAAGTTGGGAATGAATCCATGACCACAATCATTGCCATTCAAAATGATCAAGGCGTGATGATGTTGGCAGACTCCCAGATCACTGCATCTGGCAAGCCATACTTTCACGATGATATGACTAAGATCATCGAGCGCAATGGGTATCTGATAGCAGTTGCCGGGCATCTCGTAGCTCTTCAATCAATCCATCACTTGTGGGAACCACCATCATTGAAATCCAAATACAAAGGCAGTCTTTACTCTTTCGTCATCACCAAGGTCATCCCATCACTGCGATCCTTTGCCAATGATCATCAACTGATTCCCATCCTTGAGGATGAGCCAGCCTTCAGTATCTTGCTGGCAATCAATGGCGAAGTCTTTGAGATTGATCAAGACTTCTCAGTCTCACGCAGTAAGCGTGGACTCTATGCGATAGGGACTGGCGCTGATTATGCGCTCGCCTCCTTGATGGCAGGTGTTGACATATATGAGGCGATGAGTATCGCTGCCATGCTTGACATCAACACACATCCACCATTCTTGAGTGTGACACAGGACAGGACAGGCTGAGACTTATGGCGCGAATGCCATGCCTTGATTGTGGAGTGCCAACGAATGGGAGCAGATGTCCCAGATGTCTCGCAGTCATTCAAGCGATGAACCCTCCACGCATCCGCAGATCAGCGCAAGAGCGAGGGTACAACTACGCATGGCGCAAAGTAAGACTTGAAATTTTAGAACGCGATCACTGGCGATGTCATTACTGCGAGAAACTCCTTCAAAATTCTGATGCGACAGTGGATCATCTCATCCCTTTATCTTTGAACGGGGCGCAGGTGGATCCATCTAACTTGGTGGCAGCGTGTCGCTCATGCAACAGCAGAAAGAAAGACAAGATTGCTGGATGATCAATTTGAGCGTAAATCCCACCGATTTCTGTTTTTTTTCAATCTTTCTCCCTACCCAGCCCCCCCCAAATTTGCGATATATGCGCGAAATTTGAGATCGGGAGCCTAAGGGAGAATTATGAGCGGACAAAAGCTCTTGGTCATGATGGGCGCTCCCGGCGCTGGCAAAACAACTTGGATCAATCGTCAAAGACTTGAAGGATTCCATCTTGCTTCCACTGAAGCTCTCCGGGTCAATTTTCAAGACACAGATTCAAACGCTTTTATGGAGAATTTTAGGCGCAAAGGGAAAGAAGCGCTTCTGGCTGGTCAGTCAGTTGTTGTTGATTCTACAAACACTTTCCCACATCATCGAAGATTCTGGCTAAATGCTGGAAATGAAGTTGGCGCTTTCACAGAGTTGATGATCTTCAACACCGATCTCAATCTTCTCAACAAAGCGCAAAGATCCAGAACTGCTCCAGTGCAGTCAAAAATTGTTTTCAAGCATCACAAGGCCATGATTCAAGCGATGCGAGATGTGAGAAATGAAAATTGGGGAAGAATTGAAATGATTATTAGAAAAGAAGATCGAGAAAGATCGCGTTAGTGGGCAGACCACCAAAGCCAATTGAAGTCAAGAGAATGACAGGCAATCCGGGAAGGCGCAAACTTCCTGAGCTTGCAGTTGTCACAAATCTTCCGATGGCTTCAAATACTCCACCAGCTCCAGAAGGATTGGGCGTTGATGGCTTGGCATTCTGGGAAAAGGCTTGGGATTACGCCATCACATGGCTTTCCCCAGCAAGTGATCATCAAGCGATTGAGAATGCAGCAAGGCTCGCTGATGATTTGACACTGGCTCGCAATAAGTATCGCGCCACACTCGATGCAGCTGATGGGCGATTACTCGTTCACATCAACAAAGCATTCGTGGATGCGCTCAGCACTCTCGGATTCGATCCAACGGCAAGATCAAGACTCGGAGTGGCAGAAGTCAAAGCGATCAGCGCCATTGACAAGCTACTTGAGAAGCGCAACCAACGCGCTAAATAATTTCAACAATCGGGGGATTCGTTGACCAAGATCATTCAAGGATTTCCACCACGCTGGCTGACCAAGGTTCCTCCAGCGGATCTCAAGCGCTCGCGCGGAGATGACATCGCTGATTTTGCAGAAGCTCTCTGCAAGATCACAAAAGATTCCATTGCTGGTCATGCTGGCGAGGATCTAATCTTTCGACCTTGGCAACGCGAACTGACTCGAAATCTCTTCGCGGTCAAAGCTGATGGTACTTTCCGTCATCGAGTCGGATTGATCGGACTTCCACGCAAGAACGGCAAATCAGCATGGCTATCAGCCGTAGCACTTGAATCCCTAGTACTTGGCGCAAATGGTGGCGAAATCTACTCATGCGCTGCCGAGAAAGAGCAAGCAAAGATTGTCTTCAACACAGCGAAGGAAATGGTCAGACTTCATCCTGAACTCTCCTCAATGCTGACGGTCTATAAAGACACCATCCACAATCCAAAGACTGGTTCTGTCTATCGCGCTCTCTCAGCCGATGCCTTCTCCAAAGAAGGATTGAACCCAACGCTGGTCTGCTTCGATGAGCTTCACGCTCAACCGAACAGAGAGCTTTTCGATGTGATGAGCTTGGCAATGGGCGCAAGAGTTGAACCGATGCTAGTTGCCATCACCACTGCCGGGGTCAAATCGGATAACAGCGGCAAGGATTCAGTCTGCTTCTCCCTTTACGAATACGGCAAGAAAATCGTACTTGGCGAAATTGAAGATCCAACATTCTTCCTTGCATGGTGGGAAGCGAACGCTGAACTTGACTATCGCTCAGAAGATTGCTGGCGCGATGCCAATCCGGGCTTTGCCGATATTGTCGCAGCCGATGATTTTGCCTCTGCAATCCTTAGAACTCCAGAAGCTGAATTCAAGACTAAGCGCTTGAATATCTGGACATCAACCTCAGACACATGGCTCCCACATGGTTCTTGGGATGCCATTGCAGATGTACGGGATGTACACGATGGCGTTGACATCGTTCTTGGCTTTGATGGCAGCTTCAACGGTGACTGCACTGCGATTGTCGCAGTGACAGTGGAGGAAGTTCCTCACATCTTTCCAGTTGCAGTCTGGGAGAAGCCAGATGATGCAGATGCAAGCTGGCAGGTTCCAGTTCTTGAAGTTGAGGATGCGATAAGAAACGCCGCCATCAAATGGCAGGTCTTGGAAATTGCTTGCGATCCGTACAGGTGGGCGAGAACTTTCCAAGTCTTGGAAGAAGAGAATCTTCCGGTGGTCACATTTCCACAAACAGCTTCAAGAATGACACCAGCCACCACACGATTCTTCGAAGCGGTGGTCAATAAACAAATCACGCAGAACGCGGATCCTCAACTTGCCAGACATATCGGGAACGCAACTTTGAGAGTGGACAACCGAGGATCAAGACTTGCCAAAGAAGCAAGAGGATCCAAACGAAGAATTGACTTGGCAGTCTCATCAGTGATGGCACTTGAACGCGCCGCTTGGTGGCAATCCCAAGGTGGCAACATCTCACAGATATTTGATCCTTGGTCAATAGGGGAGCAGGAGGTTCCAAGTGTTTTCGATTATCACGACAACGATTGAGATTCTTGGCGCTTGCATGATCGCCGCAGGAATTGGCTTGTGCTTTGGCTTGGGCGCTGCACTTATAGCAGGAGGAGCATTGATCTTGACTGGAAGTTTTCTCGCCACAAGAGCGACTGATGAAGGAGTTATTGAATGAGCATCTTCACCAGAGGATTCACAGTGGGGCGCTATCCTCAGTTCAATAACTATGTGTCACCGTTGAGCCAGCTCTACGGGCAAACATCCATGACCAGCGCAGCAGGCGAGCGCATTGATGAATGGACAGCTCTTGGCGTTTCAGTAGTTCTTGGCGCAGTCTCTCTGCTTGCCGATTCAGTGGCTTCCATGCCATTGAGAGCCTATAGAACAGAGCGCAATGGTCAAAGGATTTTGCAACCAATTCCTGATGTCCTAGCGAATCCTGATCCGGAATCCAATACCTTTGAATTGATCCATCAGATGATGGCTTCAATGGCTTTGCATGGGAATGCTTATGTCAAGATTGATCGAGATCGCGCAGGAAATATGATCGGTCTGGTTCCTTTGCATCCTTATCAGATGCAGGTGCTTCCCACTGGCGATCAAATCGGCCGCAGATATTTGCATCTTGGAAATGATATTGATCGAGAAGAGATGCTTCACTTGCGATGGTTCACACCACCACAATCCTTGGTGGGAATCTCGCCACTCAATCAAGCCAGAAATCTTGTCGGATTAGCAATCGCGATGGATCGCCATCTTGCTCAGTTCTATGGAGAGGGCGGCACTCCTTCAGGAGTTCTTGAAACTTCTCAGAAACTCAATCTGGAACAGGCTCGCGTGATTCAAGCGACTTGGGAGGCAACACATCGCCGCCATCGTAAGCCAGCCGTTCTTTCAGATGGATTGAAGTTCACGCCAATAACCACATCAGCTTCAGATGCCCAGATGATCCAGAGCAGAGAACAGATCGTGCGAGATATAGCCAGAATCTTCCGCGTTCCATCTCACTTGATTGGCGCTTCTGGCGATAATCAGACATATCAGAATGTCGAACAGGCTTCCTTGAATTTCCTCACGCATACCATCGCCCCTTGGATCCGCAGAATTGAGATTGCAATCTCCAAGATCCTTGATCCCGGAGTTGATGTCGCATTTGATACTTCCACTCTTCTTCGCGTTGATGCTCTCACTCGCGCAACAGTCAACAAGATCAATGTTCAGATGGGCGCAAGAACTCCAAATGAAGTCCGACAAATTGAAGGCATGGAGCCTTATGACGGCGGCGATGCTTTCCATCAAGCGTTCCAAGGAACTTTGACTGCCGGTGGTGATCTTGCTCCACTCGGACAAGATGCCGATCCATCAGCTCCGACAATGGGAGTTCTTGAATAATGGCTGAAACATTTACACCACCAAAAGGAGTTCAGGATGAAGCGAAAAGAGCTTTGGGTTGGATTGCTGATGGGCTTGCTGGTTCTGGCTTCACTCCTACTGGAAAGAAGAGAGCGCAAGACTTAGCATCAGGAACGAAGGTCAGCGCCGAGACAATTTTGAGAATGTATTCATTTTTGAAAAGGCATGAAGTGGACAAGAAGGCGCAAGGATTCAATTCTGGAGAAGATGGATTCCCATCTCCCGGAAGAGTGGCGTGGTCAGCTTGGGGTGGCGATGCTGGATTCACATGGTCAACAAAAATCAGAAATCAAATCTCAAAGAGCGCCAGAGCGCTTTCCATGATGGCATCCGAGGAGGATGAAATGGCTGACATGAATCAGGTTCCAGATTTGAATGAAGAACTGGCTGAACTTCTCGCAGATGTTGTCAGCTTCTACTTCCGGGCGCATGGCGCTCATTGGAATGTGAAAGGTTCAGACTTTAGCGAGTATCACAAACTCTTCCTGAAAATCTATGAGGATGTATATGAGTCAATTGATCCAATCGCTGAGAATCTTAGGAAGCTCGGATCACTTGCACCATTCACACTCCCTGCATTTATAGCGCTCCGATGCCTTGAGGATGCGCCAACAACTTTGCAAGATCCGATTGCTTTGGCGATGGATTTGCTAACTGCCAATGACATGATCCTTGATGAACTTTCAGATGCTTTCGATTGTGCCACTGCCTACAATCAACAAGGCGTGGCGAACTTCTTAGCAGGTCGAATTGATCAACACCAATTCTGGAAGTGGCAACTGACAGCATCTCTTGGACTTGAAGTGACTCAACCTTCCCCAGATCCAGTTGATGCCCAAGGCATTGATGAAGATGATGAAGAAGAAGAAACCATGCCGATGATGATCTCTTATTCTCGGTCAGCATCTGGCGCTTCTGATCTTCCTCTTGCTCCACGCGATACCACTTGGGATGCATCGGCAGCAGATAAGCGCGTTCAAGACTTCGCAGGTGGCAAAGATGCGATGGATTGGTCAAAGTACGGAGAAGCATTCTTCTATGTTGACGAGTCAAATAAAGAGCTTCTCGGATCCTACAAGTTGCAATTCGCTGATGTCATTGATGGAAAACTGACAGCCATTCCCAAAGGAATCTTTGCAGTCGCAGGAGTTCTCAACGGCGCTCGCGGTGGAGTAAAGATTCCAGATGCAGATCAAGAGGCAATCAAGGAAAAGGTCTCTGCCTACTATGCCAGAATGACAAAAGAATTTGAAGATGACACGATTCAAGCACCATTTGAGAACAGGGCTTCCGCTGCCAGAATCGGTGAAGGTTCATTCGTATCTTGGAACACCTCCAATGGTCGCGCCAAAGGCAAAGTTGAAAAGGTAATCACCAAAGGTCAAGCAAAATCTTCTGAAGGTTATGTCTTAGAGACAACGCCAGATCAACCAGCATTCATGATCCGAATCTACAAAGAGCAGGGAAATGGCTGGGTTCCAACGGATGTCACAGTGGTTCACAGATCAGACATCCTCACAGTTATCACAGCACTTCCAGCTCCACGCTCGGAGGAAATTGACATGATCGAACAGAGAAAAGCGATGGCAACCGCAGAGCGCATCACTATGACTGCCGAGGTTCGCGCAGTTGCAACCAGTGATGGCTCATTGAAGATCGGTGGTTATGCCGCCACTTTCAACAGCGAAGCAACTGGATTGAACTTCCGAGAAGTGATCGCTCCGGGCGCATTCACTCGCGCTCTCGCATCCACAGATCCAGTCTTCTTGCTTGTCAATCATGACATGGAAGGAATTCCGCTTGCATCAACGCAGTCTGGCACTTTGAAACTTCGCCAAGATAACACTGGACTTTACATGGAAGCAACCCTTGATCCAACCAACCCCAAGGCGCAGGAATTATCCTCAGCAATTCGCCGAGGCGATATGGACAAGATGAGCTTTGCATTCACAGTCTCCCCAGATGGTCAGACTCGTGATGAAGGACTACGAACCATTCAAGACATTGAGCGACTCTATGAAGTTTCAGTTGTCACACTCCCTGCCTACGACTCCACATCAGTTGGAATGCGTAAAGCAGATGAACCTGATCTTGAACTTGCCAAGCGCAAGTTGAAGTTGAAGGTCAAACAGTATTCCTTGACGAAACTCAAGGCATAAGCCTCGGCGCATCAGCCCTGACGCTTCACAAAAAAACTAATCCAAGAGAGGAGACACAAAATGTCTCTAGCAACAAAACTCAAGGAGCAGCGCGATGCATTGGTCACAGAAGTTGAAACAACTCTGGCAACCGATGAAGTGAGCGCAGAAGCTCTTGATGCCGCATCAGCAAAGCAGGAAGAAATTGCTTCACTTGATGAGCGCATCGCAACTGCTGAAAAGGTAGAAACTCGCACAGCAGCAATCGCAGAATCTCGCAAGGAAGCAGGAGTCAAGACCTTTGGTGGAGCAACAGTCACCAAAGAGACAATGACTTATGACAAAGATGGTCGCAATTCATTCGTTCGCGATATGATCGGCGCACATCTTCGCAATGATTCAAATTCTTGGGAACGCCTAACACGCCACTCACAAGAAGTTGCAATTGAAACACGCGATATCAACCGCACCGATGGATCCGGCGGCGATCTTGTTCCTCCCCTGTACTTGATCAATGAATATGCCGAATTCGCTCGTGCGGCAAGAGTGACAGCGGATCTTTTGACAACTATGGCACTTCCAGCAGGAACAGACAGCATCAACATTCCTCAAATTACAACAGGAACATTGGCTGCTTTCCAGTCATCAGATAACTCAGCAACAACAACACGCGATTTGATCTCATCAACGGTCACAGCGCCAGTGCGTACCATCTCCGGCTATGAAAATGTGTCCATTCAATTGGTGGAACAATCTCCACTTGCTGGCGGTCTTGATCGCTTGGTCTTCGGTGATTTGATGGCTGACTATGCATTACAGCTCAACACAGCAGTTGTTGGAACTGGCGATGGAACTTCAGGAACTCTCAAGGGTCTTGTAACTTTGGGAACTGATACCACCAACGGAATTCCAGTCACATGGACTGAAACAACTCCAACAGCAGTCAACGGCGCAATTGCAATCGCCAAGGCGATTTCAAAGGTTGTCACCAATCGTTTCAAAGCCGCTGAAGCAATTGTCATGTCCCCATCAGTCTGGTACTGGTTCGCTTCTCAAGTTGACTCACAGAATCGCCCATTGGTAGTGCCAACAACTGGCGCTTCACAGGCATTCAACTCCGCTGGAACAGTTACCAACCCCGGCGCTCCTGCTGGGCTAGTTGGAACAATCCAAGGTGTTCCAGTCTTCATTGATGCAACCATGACAAAAACTTATGGCGCATCAACTAACCAATCTCCAATCTTGGTTGGAAAGTTCTCTGATTCGTATCTCTTCGAATCTGGCGTGAAGACTCGCGTTCTCCCGGACATCCTCAGCGCGAACCTCACGATCAGAATGCAGGTTTACGGATATGCAGCACTTGCTCACAGATATAACAAAGCCGTCTCAGCAATTACTGGAACAGGCACAGTAGCTCCATCTGGATATTAGTATCCAGAGCCTTGGCGCTGATCCCATCACTTGATGGGGTCGGCGCTTTGGCGCAAACAATTCCACAGGGGGAATGAAATGAATTCGCTTTTCTTAGAAGGAATGCAATCTGCACGAGAGATTGTTCAGAACAAAGGTCTTGCCCATCTTGATCAGATAATCAAGGAACTTGAAACAGGATCCATCGAGACAACTGCTCTTGATCCAAAGGTTGAGACTCGATGAAGGTGAAAGATAAAATCTGCATCGGCATGGTCAACAACGGAACTATTGATTCAATGCTCGCGCAAGACTTGATTCACATTGCTATTCATCCAAGTGGCAAATTCAACAACTTGATTCAAGTGCAAAACATTGGGCTGACAACTCGCTCAAGAAATCTTGTGGTCAAGACTTTCCTTGAGACAACCGATGCCGCTTGGCTTCTGATGATCGACTCCGATGAGAGACTTTCCACAGATAACTTCATGAAGCTGGTCGATGCCGCACATGATAAAGATCGCCCAATCATCTCTGGCTTGGTCTTCGCCGCATTCTTTGATGACAAAGATGACTTGAGAGCAGTTCCCACGATCTACAAGATGAGCGAAGAAGCTGGACTCACTGCCATAGATGATTATCCAATCAATGAGATCATGGAAGTTGATGCCGCTGGCACTGGATGTCTCTTGATTCATAGAGAAGTTCTTCTCGACATACAAAAGCAAGCAACTCCCAACCAAGGCAATGACTGGGCTTGGTTCGTTGAAGGTGCTATCCAAGGAACTTATTTCGGAGAAGATTTGCTCTTCTCAAAACGCGTGAAGGCTATGGGGTACAAGATTCATGCTCACACTGGGGCAGTTCTTCCCCATCACAAGCAATTTTGGCTGGATGATCGTCACCACAAAATGGTTCGAGACTTGACCATTCAGCAACAACTCAAAGCATCAGCTTCTGAAGAACCCCTGACTTCTGAAGCTGATGCCCAATCAATCAAGGAGTGACTTATGGCGCTGACTGGCTCTTATGATTTAGGCGATAAGGTCTATCTGTCTTGGAATACCGTTGATTCCTCTGGCGCAGCAGTCAATCCGGGAACCGTCACTCTCAACATCACTCTTCCAGATGCAACCACTGTCTCAGTCACCACTTCCACATCTGTGACTGGAACTTACACTGGATCCTACTTGCCAACTCAAGTGGGAAGGCACATCTTGGCATGGGCGGCAACTGGCTCATATCCTCAAGCCTTCTCTGACATCTTTGAAGTTCGAGACATCACTGACATTGGAATTGTCGGGTATGACGAATGCTTGGAATATCTGAACATCCCCAGTGCCAGTGCCAATGAAAACGAAGTTCGCCGCTTCATTGATGCGGCAACTGATCTTGCTGAAGGATATGTTGGACAGGTACTAGGTCGGAGAACCTACACTTCAGAACTTTACGATGGCGGCGGTGAATTCATCCGGATCAGAAATCCCAAGGCAATCTCAATCTCTTCAGTCTATGAGAACGGCGCTTTGGTATCTTCCAGCTCATATGCTCTCGATTACACAGGACAGAGACTTTATCGAATCGGATCTGGTTCGCTCTATGCGACAAACTCTTATGGCTATTGGTCGCAGGGAATGAACAACCTTTCCATCACTTATGTCGCTGGATATGTCAATCCACCAATGAGCGCCAAGCAAGGTGTCTTGGAGATCATCAGGCATCTTTGGCAGACACAGCGTGGGGGAATGAATGTGATGTCAAGAGCATTGGGCGGTGATGAACTTTATCAGGCTCCCACTTATTCATTACCAAGAAGAGCGATGGAGCTTCTTGATCCAGTCAGCTTCCCCGGGCTTGCATAATGACTGTCACTGGAGCTTTCCCAACAATGATCACCAAGATCATCACTGCTCTTGGATCTGCTTCCTCCTTGACTGGAGTTCGGATCTTTGATGGCGCTGAAGTTGATGAATCATTCCCCGGGGATGCAATAGCAATCGGACATGATGGATCACTTGGGGATTCAGAGATGCAGATTGCCACCATCACGAACACTCCACTTTCCTTCACTGATCTCCATGAAGAGTTGGGCAGAATCAACTGCTCTCTCTGGTCATGGGATGGGGGATCAAGTATCACTGCAAGAAGAGTGAGAGCCTTTGCGCTCCTCTCGGCAGTGGACACAGTTATTCGAGCAGATCCAACTTTCACTGGAACTGCTCTATATTCAATTTTGGAAACAGACAATGTGAACTATCGTCAAACAACGATGGGCGCAGCAGTTGTCATCAATTTCGTCATTCAATATCAAGCCCAGTCATAAGGAGACAAAAATGGCTTACACAATAACATCAGATCGTCTCGACTGCCCAAAGGCTGAAGGCGAGATCATCACTGATGAAGAATTGCTGAAGATGGGAGTCAATATCTTGGCTCTCGTTGACGGCGGTCACATCTCCCCAGATGCGACAAGTGCAAAGAAAGCAAAGCTGACAGATGCACCAACAACAGATGCACCATCCGCAGTGGATCCGACTCCTGCGGTAGAATCAACCATCCCTGAAGGAGAAACTGCATGAGCAAGATCGTTCTTACTGATGCCAAGGTGACGATCAATTCTGTCAACCTTAGCGATCACATTGCCAACATTACTTTGGAAACAAAGGATGACATCATCGAGACAACAGCTTTTGGTGGTGGTACTGCCAAGACCCGGGTGGCTGGTCTCGCAGATAATCAAGTCACATTTGATTTCCATCAAGACTTCGCTGCTGCAAATGTGGAAGCAACGATCTATCCACTACTTGGACAGACCACAACAATTGTGGTGCAACCAACTTCCGCAGTGGTCAGCGCAACGAATCCCACATACACATTCTCTGCGGTCATCGTGGACTGGACTCCGTTGAAAGCTGGAGTTGGACAGTTAGCAACGGCATCGGTGACTTTTCCTATCACTGGCACAATAACAAAGGCGGTCTCATAACATGGCTAAACTCGTTCTTACCAATGCATCAGTCTCCATCGCTGGAACTGATCTCTCAACTTCGATCACGAACATCACACTTGAGACCAAGTACGACATCATTGAGACAACCACATTTGGAAACACTGCAAAAACTCGGATCGCTGGTCTCGCAGACAACCAAATAACACTCGATTTCACGCAGGACTATGGTTCATCCTCAGTTGAATCAACGATCTATCCACTGCTTGGAACACTCGCAACAATCATCATTCAACCAGTGGCAGGATCGGCAACGACAACCAATCCGAAATACACCGTCTCGGCTTTGGTTTCCGACTGGCAGCCGGTGAAAGGTACTGTTGGAAGCCTTGCCAGTGCCTCGGTGACATGGCCTATTTCAGGAACAATCACAAAAGCCTTCTCATAACCAATAACTAACAAAGGGGAAAAATCATGGATGGACTCTCAATAAAAACAGTGATGGCGGATGGCACAGAGCATCAGTTCTCACTTCGCCCAAGAATCATTGTGGACTTTGAACAGAAGTTCGGCAAGGGATTGGCAAAACTCTTGGGTGATGAACAGAAGCTCGAACACATCTATTACCTAGGATGGAAATCTCTCCAATCAAATGGCATCATTGTGAAGCCATTTGGTGGAGAGTTCCTTGACACCATCAAATCAGTTGAACTGGTGTCAGACCCTTCCTCAGAATCCACCGAGACTCTCTAACTTACACAATCGCAGTTCTCTCGGTGGAGCTAGGAATCAGTCCAAATGAATTACTTGATGCGCCAGATGGAATCCTTGAAGCGATCATTGCTTACTTGGAGCAACGAAACAAATCAAGGGAGTGATCATGCCAGTTGTCTTGCTCGGACTTCATGAAACAATTGCAGACTTGAAGAAGTTCGACAAGGCAGCGGCGCGGCGATTCAATAAGATCGTGAATTCGACTCTGGAAGAAGCCAAGGTTGAAGCCATTGGATATGTTCCAGCAGTGCCAATGAGAAATTGGTCAAGCAAGGCTTCTTCCAAGCCGGGTGAGCAATCCTCAGAAGGTAAAAAGTTTCCAGCATATAATCCTGAAACAATCAAAGCTGGCATCAAGAAATCAAGAGCGCAGGGCAAAGTGCGAGGCGATTACACCACTAGCGCTGGCGCTCTGCTCAACACAGATCGCGCAGGGGCGATCCTTGAAATTGCAGGAAGAGCCAAGGGCAAAGAGACAAGCGCCAGTGGCAGACAGTTCAAAGAGAATCTTGAAAGATTCGGCAAAGCATCTCGCGTGGTCTGGAAGGCAGTTGACAGAAACAAGGCAGCCTTTGAAGTTCGGATTGCTCTTGCCTTAGAGCAAGCAAAACGAGAGTTGCAACAGGCTCTTGATTCAAACAAGAATTAGAAAACGGAGAAGATAAATGAGCAAAGGTGCAGTTGTCGCTCGAATCGTCTCCGAGTATTCCGACAAAGGAACGAAGGCTGCCGCTAGGGATCTTCAAAATTCCAGCAAACATTTCTCAGACTTTGCTTCCAATGTCAAGAAGTCATTCATGCTGGCTGGCGCTGCCGCTGGCGCATTCGCCATCAAGATTGGTGTTGATTCCCTAAAGGCTGCAATCGCTGATCAGAAGTCTCAAGCCATTCTTGCCAATACTTTGAAGAATACGACTGGGGCAAACAAGGAAGCGATTGAAGCAACAAAGGCTTACATCAAATCCACTGAACTCAGACTCGGCATCACTGATGAAGAGCTTCGACCATCTTTGGGAGCATTGGTCACTGCCACTCATAATGTCACCAAGGCTGAACAGATCCAGCAAGTTGCATTGGACATCAGCGCGGCAAGACATAAGGATTTGGGTCAGGTCTCGATTGCACTTTCCAAAGCCTATTTGGGAAACTTCACAGCACTCAAGAAGTTGGCGATCCCACTTTCCCAGTCAATCATTGACTCCAAAGATTTCAATGGCGCAATGCGCGAACTCTCATCAAGCGTTGGTGGTGCTGCCGCAGTTGCAGCTAACACTTTCTCTGGTCGCATGGAGCGAGTCAAATTAGGATTTGATGAAGCCAAGAAATCTTTGGGCGAAGCTCTTCTTCCAGTTCTTGAACGATTCCTCAATATCATCGTCAATAATGTCTTGCCAAAGGTGCAAGAATGGATTGAAGCCAACAAAGAGAAACTTGCCGCATCACTTCAAAAGGTTGCAACTTTCCTTGGTCATGTCGTAGTTGCCGCCGCCAAATTTGGCGCGTGGATTGCACATCACATGGGAGCCATCAAAGCTCTTGCAGCCATCATGGCTGGATTGTGGGCTGGCGCAAAGGTGATGGCATTCGTCAAAACTCTTGAATCTCTTGTTGCAGT